TGGGGGTACTGACTATGGCTGCTATCAGGTTGATAAAGCGTGCCAAATACGCTGGTGATGTCCATGCAGAACTAATAAAGTTGGGTTGGGATTTGGATGCAGCGACCTTGTTTGTTGAGAACATTCCAGATGTTGATGTTGTACCCGAGTGGACGAAGCCCGAAGATGGTCTGCCAGAAGATGGGGAAGACGTACTTTGCTGGTATGAGTATTTCCGCTTTGGAAGGTATAATCGGATGTTCCGTACCTACGGAATCGGGTATCAGTACAACGGGAATTGGGGAGGCGAGGTTTCATGCGGGTGCAATACGCGAGTTCTGGCATGGATGCCACTGCCTAAGCCGCCGAAAAAGGCAACCATAGGTGGAAGGAGAATAAAGGATGACAATCAGAGAATTTGCCGCAAAGCTTGACGGTCGGCAGTACGGTAATGAGATGAGCAATGAGGAAGAAAAACTCGCGAAGGAGCTGGGCTTCCTTGTAGTATTCGGCGCGTCCGACGACCTTGCAGAGCTGAGAGGTGCAATAGACGATGAATGCGGCTGCTTCAACGGCGGGGAACTCAAGCTCGAAAACGGGCATTGTCCGCCAATCAAGGCGGTATGGTGCCCGAGAGACAGAGAATGCGCATGGGCATACGAGACTGAATTGCCCCATGCTGAATTCAGAGTCATGGAGAATGCAGAAGTATATTGCTACGGAATCGTGTGTGATCTAATCGAAAAAAGAAATGCACATCCAAATGTGACAATTGCCCCAACTGCGGGGCAGGAATGAACGGAGGTAACAATGAGACTAATCAATGCTGACGATAGTTTTACTATCAACGCGAGTGACAACACCGGGTATTCTCTTGCTTTTGGCGGAGGCATAATCAGTTGTATCGACGAGCTGGGGCATATAGAGGCGGAGTTTTTCGCAGATGATATTCCTACGGTGGATGCCGCGCCGGTAGTGTACGGCGAATGGAAGCCGGTCCGCAAAGGTGAATGGACAAGCGCATACAAGTGCTCTGTGTGCGATAGGCATGTAGTGATCGCTGAAAGTGACTTTTGCGATTCTGCTGTCAAGATAGTCCAACAATACCCATACTGCCATTGCGGTGCGAAAATGCGCAAGGAGGGCAAAGAATGATAGCCAGAGAGATATTATCCGATGCCCTTAAAACCTATGGAGCGGAAGCGCAGACACTGATGGTCATGGAAGAAATGTCCGAGCTGACAAAGGAGCTTTGCAAGCATGCTCGCGGCGCGGATAACACTGACGCCATTGCGGAGGAGATAGCCGATGTGTATATCATGCTGCGGCAGATGGAGATACTGCACGACTGCTCGGATCGAGTGATGCACTGGTTCGACGTTAAACTCGCTCGTCTGGCGTGTCGGCTGAAAGGAGCTGGTGAAGATGCCGGAACTGGGAATTGAAATACGCAGTTGCTCAGATTGCAGAAAGAAAGATGTCGGCACAATGCTTTATGATATGCTTTCATGGCAGCGTGTATCTCTCATGCTGGCGTATGACAGAGAGCGGGATATCATCATCGTGGATGAAACCATGCTGATGAATGCTATATGCATGGTAAATCCCGCTCAAGAGCCAAAGCATATCGAGCTTGGCGACGCCAGAGGAATGTGGAAGAAAAGGCTGGTGAATCTCGAAGATGGGCGATAAGAGCAAAGATTATATTATTCGGCTGGCGGCCGAAGTCGGCGCAAAAACCGCTCTTAAAGAGTTCGAGGCTGAGATGGTCAAATCCAAGAACGAGCGCTCAGATCGGAGACTTCGCAACACCCGGCTACTGCTGCGAAACTACCGCATGTTTAAGGCTCACGCCGAGAATGCGATATATGATGCGCAGGACGTAGACGAAGACGCCTATGACATTATCGACCTCATGTCTGACCGCTGGCAGGACAGCGATGCTATTGTCGAGAGCATAAAACAATCCGTCGCCCGGACAGTTACGATAGTATCGCACATCGACGCTATGCTCCAGCTCTATGAAGTTTACTGCACACAGTCAGGCAGTGCGGAGGAGCTGCGCCGTTGGGCGGTAATCAACGGCCTGTACATAAAAGAACCGCCCATGACTGTCAAGGAGCTGGCCAATGATAACTTCGTCACAGAGCGGACGATTTACAGAGATATAGACATTGCCAGTGAGCGCATAGCCGCCCTTATTTTCGGCATCGATGGAATAAAGAAAAGCTGATGTCAAAAACGTGTCAGTGACAATTCAATATGAATGTGTTATTATGACACTCGTAAAATCTTAATCATAGCCTGAACTCCCGATTTTTGAGGTCTTCGCCCGGACCGCTGATAAAATCGGGAGTTTTACTTTTGGCACAAAGGAGGGCAGTAACTGACCCGCTCCTTATAGTTTGATGAACTTTAAGGAGGAAATCTTGTGTTTGCACAAATCAAAGAGAAATTCAAAGCCAATCCCATTGAGTATTATTCGCTGAGTATCGCTGCTTCTTGGGCCGGTGCCGGCTCTCTCATGAACTCCACAACGCTGGCACAAACGATCGGCGTAGTTCCCGCGCTTATCTGGTGCGCATTCAACACTATTGCCTGTATGGTGTTCGGTCTGATTATTTGGAAGCTGCCGACTGTCCGGGAAATAATGCGGATGCGTATCAGCCGTATTGTTCTGGCCTTATTCAGCATCTTTCAAATCTGGCTGTGCATGACTGCCATAAATGAAGCATGGGCATCTACTGCGGTAGGTATGGTGGGAGGCATGGTTATTACCTATGCTTTCACAACTGGATTCATAATCGCATTGTACCGGCGCGGCATTATTGCAAATATCATGACTGACAACGGCGGGATGTACATTATTTATGCTCTTGTGGTCGTTCTGTCACTTTCATCCTTATACATCGCCGGGTGGAATTTTGATGGTCTTTCCAAAGGGCTTGAGACTGCAAATCTGATGCAGGGATTGTACAAGGGGCTCTTGCTGCTCCCAGGGCCGTTTACTTATCCATACTTTTATAAGCTGCTCGATTATGACGAGGGCAATGATGAGGGTGTCAGCAGAACAGACATGACTCAGGCTTTCATAAATGGTGGTATCGGATTTGGCGTATATCTTCTGTTCGCGTTCTCGCTGATATTTACGACGGTCTCGCCGGTGCTTAACGTCTGCAAAGCCGTGCTATTATCTGCGTTGGCAATATCGACGCTGTCAACATTCATATATTCGGAGTTTGCTGTATTCGGGCAAAAAGTAGGCCTTGCAATAAATGTGTTTGCCCTCCTGTTTTGGATAGCAGTTGCCCCGCTCGGTGTGATGGGCGTCTGGACGCTCATGGCGGAGAGCCGGGTATATCTTGTCGTTGCAATGCTTGTTGCTGCGGTTATAAAGAAACAGCATGATATGCGGGAGGCGGCACTATGATGCAAGTCGTAACAAAGAGCCTCGCTGACCTGCACGAAGCACCGAAGAATGTGCGCAAGCATACGGATAAGCAGATAAAAGAATATGTGCGGTCACTTGAAATGTTCGGTCAGATAAAGCCTATCGTCATAGACGAACACGGAGAGATTATAGCTGGTAATGGACTGTTTCTTGCGCTTCGCGCTATGGAGCGGGAGACATGCGAATGCTATATTGTTTCCGGGCTGACCTCCGCGCAGAAGAAAAAACTTATGCTCGCCGACAACCGAGTATATGAGCTTGGCATTACAGATGTTGGCGCGTTCGAGGAAATCATCCTTGACCTTGACGGGGATATAGACGTTCCCGGATGGGATGAAGATCTCCTGTCAATGATGAATGCGACAGCCGCTGACGTTGATGACGCTGTCCTCGACTATGGCGATTTTGAAGAGTCGGCCATAACACGCCTTTCCGATAAAAAGCCGCCTGCACCGGCACGCGAAGACAGTATTGCGTATCAGCCCGAAGAGCCGCCCGCGCCCGCGCGTGCAGCAGAACATATAAATACCTACCATGAGACAGAAACGCTCACGAGCGGCGCACCTGAGGCGTTGCAACGCAGATATATCATCTGCCCGAAATGTGGTGAGAAGATATGCCTGTAAAAAAGTTTGAAAGCACCGTCAGCGTCCTCGATGCGGCAAAGAATCGCGTCAAAAATTTCTTCAATACCGGCTGCAAAGTGTATCTGTCTTTTTCATGCGGGAAAGACAGTCTTTGCATGGCAAGCATTACGCTTGACCTTATACTCTCCGGAGAAATAAACGGCGCGCAGCTGACGGTCATTTTTGTTGATGAAGAGGGGCTGTATAAATCTATGGTCGATGCCGCTTTGCGATGGCGCAAGAAATTCATGGCGGTCGGCGTGCCGTTTATATGGCTGTGCCTCCCGCTGAAGCAGGTATCTGTGCTCGACCGCCTGGCATCGTCCGAGAGCTGGATAACATGGGAGCCTGGCAAAGAAGATTCGTGGATCAGACAGCCACCTCCGTTCGCTGTCATGCAGCATCCGGTCCTGCGTTATCCCGGGGAAATGAACTATCAAACGTTCTGCCGCAGGGCGTTTTCTGATGGTATGCAAATGATAGGCTTGCGAACATCAGAATCGTTGACGCGGTTGCAGAGCGTCACAAATCTTGACCTTACAAGGGTAACGCCGGGCGGTTCGTTCTATCCAATCTACGACTGGAAAGACAATGATGTGTGGCTCTATATCAAGGAACGCAAGCTTGGATTTCCAGACATATATATTCGCCTGTATGAGGCCGGCGTGCAGAAACGAAACCTGCGCCTGTGCGCGTTCTTCGGAGACTGCGGTACACAGGGGTTGCGGTGGATTGCAGAGACCGATAATGAGCTATGGCAGCGCATAGAAAAGCGAGAGCCGAATGCTTACCTTGTGCTGCTCTACTGGGACAGCGAAATGTTCCGCAGGCAATCCCGCAAGCGCCGTGAGCTTGAATCGGATGGGCAGAAAAAAGACTATCGCGCTCTTTGCAAGGACATTCTTTTCCTCAATACCGACAAATACACAATAGCGCCAGACACCAAGGCAAAGCTTGATGGATGGCGCTCTTTGTTTATCAAGACCTACGGGATTGCGCAGGAAAAGCACTATAAGCGGATGTATGAGGGGCTTCTTTATGGCGACCCCAAATCACGGGTGCTGAGAATTCTTTGGACAAACATCTTCATCGACTACAATTCTGATAAGGTGGTGAAGAGATGAAAGAAATGGATTTATTCGCACCTCTGGCATCGCTGCAATGGGTAGAACGTGACCGGCTGCGCGCGAATGATTATAACCCCAATAAAGTATCCGAGGACAATCTTCAGCTGCTGATGCAATCAATCGAAACGAACGGATGGACGTTGCCTATCGTAGTGCGCCCAGACTTCACTATCATTGACGGCTTCCATCGCTGGACCGTTGCCGGGCGTGAGCCGCTCAAAACGCAACTCGGCGGCAAAGTGCCGGTTGTCATCGTCGAGCACGACGATGCAAGTGATGATATATATGGCACGATCACACACAACCGGGCAAGAGGTACGCATTTGCTTGAGCCTATGAAAGCCATCGTGAAAAGGTTGCTGGATGATGGCAAAACCGTAGATGAAATTGGTAAGCAGCTTGGCATGAAACCGGAAGAGGTGTTCAGACTTTCGGATTTCACCCGCGAAGAATTCCTCGACATGATGACAAAGGGCGTAAACGGGTACAGCCGCGCCGTTGTGTACAAGAAAATATGAGAGGAGCATGGCAGATGTGAAAACAACGGAGACTATTCAGGTATTCGTAAAGATTGATAAGGGTAGAACCGTCTGCATCTGCCATGCAGCGCGCAAGCGCTGTGGTTGCGCATGCGAACGCTGCAATGTCACACGAGATAAGTTCTCTGAGTGGCGGCGCGTTATGCGGCGCGATAAGTATGGGAAGTGATGGGCGGTGAGTTTCGCATGAAGAAGTATAGTCGCAGCACCGGCAAGCGGACACTCAAGGAGGATGGATTCTATCACACTCCAGCATGGAGACGTATTCGCTTGGCGGTGCTTCAGCGCGATCATTACCAATGTCAGCTCCGACTTTCTAAAAACTGTACAAAAATTGCAACAACCGTGCACCATATCAAAGCGCTTGAGGATTACCCTGAGTTTGCTCTTGACATAGACAACCTTACGAGCTGCTGTTACTCATGCCATGAGCTTACCAAGGTACGCGAGCGCGACTACCCATCTGGTGTACGAATTATAAAGATATAGACCGTGTCGCTGCTGATGACAGATTGCATCCGCTGCCGGCTGGTATCTGCCGGAATTAGACTATACCCCCCTCCCCTTAAAGTTGACGTTATCAGCGCAAGTAACCGCGCGACCTTGTGACCTTGCACAAACAATCGCGCGTAAGATTTTTTGGAAAGAGGTTCAGTATGACAGAAGAAAAAAACTCGGCAGAAGAAAAAAGCATGGTGATAAAAGTTGACCTCAATGCTCAGGCAAGGGAGATTCTTGAGAGAGCCACGGCAAAGGGTGTTGAGCATAGCTTCATGTTTGTCACGGCGTTCAAAAGGTATCAGGAGTTAATCTCCCATCTGCAAAAATTACAGGAAAGCATAAAAGAAGATGGCATGCTCGTGAAAAAAGAGTATGTTAAAGGCCGCGCAAACATTTATGTGAATCCGGCAGTAAATGCTTACAATGCGACATCCGCAGCAGCGGATAGAACAGCGCAGCTACTGATGCGATATATAGTTCAGCCGCTGAAAGATGAGAACGAGGACGACGGCGACGCATTCGATGTTTTTTAATTGGGGGTGAAGCGGCATGACAAACCTCGAAGAGCTCCATGTCGCAAGCATCATCCAGTCGTCTAAAGCATTTCAGTTTGCAGCTGATGTCGTAAATGGGAAAATCATATCCGGGAAACGCCGAAAGCAAGCCTGCCAGAGATTCATTGACGAACTTGAAAAATCGGCAGTTGACCCGTCATATCCATGGGAATTCAGCATTGAAAGAGCATACCGCCCGATAGAATTTATCGAGCGGTTTCTGACGCCGACAAAGAGCACGTATACGCGCATGGAACTGCTCCCGTGGCAGCATTTCGTTGAAGCCAATATGTACGGTTGGATATCCAGAAAAACAGGATATCGTAGATTCCGCGAAGCCCTCGTAATCGTTGGACAAGGAAATGGCAAATCTACCATGATAGCCGGGAATGCGGCGTATGCTCTCACAAAAGACGGTGAGCGCGGCGCTGAAGTCTATTGCTTGGCAAATTCAAAAGACCAAGCAAGGATTGTTTTCAATGAGTGCTCAGCGCAGGTTAAAAACAGTCGGACTTTGTCTAAGCACGTTCGTATTACGAAGCAGGGCGTGTTTTATGATAAAACGAACAGCAAATTTCAGCCGCTCGCGTCCGACAGCAAAAACCTTGACGGTCGAAATGTGCACATGGGCGTTTTCGATGAAATACAAGAATTCCGCGATTATAAGCTGATTAACGTTATCAAAGGTAAAATTAAAAAGAGAAAACAGCCCTTGATAATATACATCACAACTCTTGGCACGGTTATTGATGGCCCGCTGATGGATTTTTATATTCTCGGCGGTCAGATTCTCGACGACACGGGAGCTATTGCTCAGCGCGCCGCAGATCGCATGTTCGTTTATATCGATGAAATAGACGAAAATGACGACGTTGAAGATTATACCTGTTGGGGCAAAGCGAATCCCTCACTTGGAGCATTGCTCGATATTGAGGACTTAAAAGACGAATGGGAACGAGTAAAAACCATTCCGAGCGAGAGAAACAATTTCATAAATAAACAGCTCAACGTGTTCACAATGGTGGATGAGTTGAGCTTTCTTGATGTAAGGACGATATGTAAGAACGACCGTGTATATGACGTTGAAAATTTGCGTGGAGCGGTCTGCTACGGCGGATTTGACCTGGCAGAGACAGAAGATTTTACTTCAGCCTGTCTTGAGTTTCCTTTGCCCGATAACAGTTTCTTTGTGTTGGAACATTCATGGGTACCCGAAAAGAAAGTAAAGTTTGACCATGAAAAGCTCGACTGGCAGACGCTCGTGGAACG